TCGAACTTACCTGCAGGATTTAAACAAAGAGGAGTTAGGGTTAGAGACGAAGCGTCTCCAATACAACCTGGTGAGTTTAAGGATGTCGACGCACCAGGTGGATCTTTAAGAGACGCTTTCTTTCCTTTACCTTACAAAGAGCCATCTCAAACATTATTAAATTTATTAGGCATCGTTGTTAATGCAGGTCAAAGATTTGCAGCTATAGCTGACATGCAAGTTGGTGATGGTAATCAAGGTGCAGCTGTAGGAACTACAATCGCTCTTCTTGAGAGAGGATCACGTGTAATGTCTGCAATACACAAAAGATGTTACGCAGCGATGAAGAAAGAATTTAAATTATTAGCAACAGTTGTTGCACAATATCTACCACCTGAGTATCCGTATGACGTGGTCGGTGGACAAAGAAACGTAAAGCAAGCTGACTTTGACGATAGAATAGATGTAATACCAGTTGCAGATCCAAATATATTTTCTATGTCGCAAAGAATTACACTTGCACAAACACAATTACAAATTGCAACATCAAACCCACAAGCTCACAACATGTATCAAGTATATCGAAGCATGTATGAAGCAATCGGTGTAAAAAATATTGATGCAGTGCTTCCACCACCTGCACCAACAATGCCAATGGACCCAAGTTTAGAACATATTAACGCCCTAGCTGGTAAACCTTTTCAAGCTTTTCCTGGTCAAGACCATAGAGCACACATTACAGCTCACTTAAACTTTATGTCAACAAACATGGTTAGAAATAATCCTGCAGTTATGGCTTCAATACAAAAAAACATTTTAGAACACATCAGTTTAATGGCTCAAGAACAAGTTCAACTAGAGTTTAGAGAGCAAATGCAACAAATGATGATGTTACAACAGCAAGCAGCTATGAATCCACAGGCTCAACAACAGCTTCAAGTGATAACAAATGAGATTGAAGCACGAAAATCAGTGTTGATTGCAGAAATGACAGAAGAATTTATGAAAGAAGAGAAGAAAATTACGTCTCAGTTTGATTCTGACCCTCTTTTAAAACTAAAATCACGTGAAGTTGACCTTCGAGCGATGGAAAATGAGCGTAAAAAACAAAATGATCAAGCAACACAAGATTTAAACAGAGCAAAATTGATGCAAGCGCAAGATTTAGCTGAAGATAAGATGGAACAGAACGAAGATTTAGCAAAATTACGTGCTGGAGTCAGTCTTGCGAAGACGGGTGTACAACAAGCGCAAGTTATGATAGATGAAGATTAATAAAAGGAGCAAAAAATGCAAAAACTAGACAAAATACAGGATGTTAAAGTTGCAGATCAACAGATCGAGATCGATCCAAGATCAAAAACAACTTATAACAACGCTGTAAACTACATTGCTAC